TACCGCAGAGAAGCTACAACGCTTCATCAACATGGACATGGGGCCTACGACTTGCTCTTACTTCCAACGTGAATGCGGTGAGCTATGTGAGGGTTGCCCTCATGCGATGGAAGGTAGAATAAAAACCCCTTTAACTTTAGCTGAACATTATGAAGAAATCCCCGTGCCGCAGTACAACTTGGAGATCGGAGCGTTGGAATACCCAGCGCAAGCATCTAAATCAGCAGAGGTCGAATGCGGAGATAAAGTCGCAGAATCGAGCAGTAACGGCAGCGGTAATGGCGGAAGTGATAGCACGCATAATGATGGAACACCGCAACCACCGTTCCCGTACAAACGATCTAATAAAGGATTAGTTATCCAAGAGAACGACCAAGAGGTTGTGTTCTTCCAAGGCGACTTGTTCCCAATCATGACGAAATTTGTAGAGGTCGTGGACGGTGAGCAGAGCGTCATGGTTAAGTATATGTTGCGCATCGGATTAAACGGGCAGTACCAAGAGATTTCGTTCTTCATGAAAGACTGGTACGCACCTGACCGTCTAAAACAACGCTTGGGTATGGCCGGGGTATCTATTAAAGACAAACACATGATAACGCTCATTAACTACTTGAGAGCATATCAGAACGAGGTTCAGGAGAGAATGACAGAAGTAAGACAGATGCAACACTTCGGGTGGGTAGATGACACCCAACAGTTCTTACTAGGTAACAAACTCTATCAACGAGATGGCGTTGTTACTGTACAACCACATCTTAACATTAAGAACTATTGTCGCCTGTTCCGCCAATCCGGCACGCTTGAAGGGTGGAAGAACTTAATGCGCCGTTTAGCGGCTTACGGGGCAGTAGAGCAACAGATCTGCGTATTGAGTAGCTTTGGTACAACGCTCATGCGCTTTACTAACTACAACGGTATTTGGTTACACTTAATGACTAAACCGGGTTACGGAAAGACTACGACCCAAGAAATGATGAACGGTATTTGGGGACACCCTAGCGAGCTTTTATTGAACGCGAAGGACACAGTTAATGCCATTGAAGAACGGTTTGGGCGTTGGTGCAACCTCGGCGTTACAATCGACGAGCTATCCAACTTAGATCCACGTGTTACCTCTGATTTACTTTTAGGCGTAACGCAGGGGCGCACAAAACGTCGCTTAGACACCAATATGCGTGAGCGTATGGATAACTTATCGTGGCAACTCATGGTGCTATCGAGCGGTAACTTCTCGCTTATTGACCGCATCAATACAGCGAAAGAAGACGTAGCTGCCGAAATCTCACGTACATTAGAGTTTAAGTTGCCTAAGCCTGTACTCTCCGTCCACGAGGGTGAACGCTTAATTAAGAACCCGATCCGTGAAAACTACGGTGTGGCCGGGGCGGAATGGATTAGTAACCTTGTAAAAATCCCACAAGATGATATTCAGGCTTTGATCGACACTACCATTGAGAGCTTTAGTACACGCCTTGAAGCGACTTCTGACGAGCGCTTTTGGATTGTAGGGTGCGCGGTTATCTACGTCGCAGGGGTACTAGCGAACAAGATGGGATTAGTCGAATGGGATATGCGAGCAATCTTCGATACGCTGATTAGTATCGTAGAACACAACCGCGTATCACGTAATACCTACGAGTTTAGCCCGACCGATGTGTTGTCTAGCTTCTTGGCGGATAACATTCGCAATACCGTGGTAACGGACGTTGGTCTTCAAGAAGGACAACTCATGGTTCGCATGGCTCCTACCGGCACCTTAAATGTACGCTACGAGCAAGATAGTGGCATGGTGTATATCCGCACCTCCGCGCTGAAAGAATACTTGTCTAAACGCAACATCGGTATCAACTCAGTCAAGGACGCGTTGACGCAACGTGGGCTGCTTACCCATGCGAGCGCACGACTTATTCTATCCAAGGGCTTACCAAATACCACAGGTCGTACCTACTGTATGGTGATTAAAGCCGACGAACTCGTGAAGTCCACCTATAGTAGCCTACTGGAGGACGCAAGTGAGTAACTGGCACGCGTTTGGTAAGAAGGCCGATACGAACGGGGGGAGTGAGAATACTACCCCTCACCCGACGATGAATCTACATTTAGTAATTCGTAAGGACGGTAGCCAGCGTATTGAGCAACTAGTTGAGTACCGAAACAGCAAGGGTCTTGTTGTAAGTACAGAATGGGTAGAAATACCGGTAATTTATGAATAGGAGAAATTAATTATGACTCAGATTGTATGGGATGGCAGATTCCTCATAGCAGACAGAAAGTGTTTCCGTGGTACGACCGTATTCGCAGCACCGAAACTACGTATTAAACACAACGGTACACAAAGCACTGCGTTCGCTTTCGCCGGTACCTATGAAGAATGTAATATCGCTGATCAGGTTATGATGGCGGAAGACAATCGCGAACTTGTAGAACAAGCGAAGTCTATACTTACAGACCCCGCAGGTAATTGGCAAGGTATTTGCGTGGAAACGCAGGTGAATGAGCAACCTAAAGCTTATTTATGTAACTATCTAGGTATGCGCCAAGAGCTCCCAGCTAACGCGTTCATGGCTGTGGGTGCTTGTTCAGATGAACTAACGATCGCCTATCGCACATGGCAAGCGATCGCTGCTAACCTCGACAAACCGGCTCACACCCTATTTGTCTATGAACCTACGCAGCCGGAAGAAGAGGTAGAATTAGTTAAACGTCGTGCTACGGCATTGGCGTGCTTTCTACGAACTGCATTGAGAGGATCGTACTACGACCAGTATGGCTATCCGTTTGATGTTTACGACGCAATTACGGGGAATACATTATGTGTCTAAAGATGTGTCGTTACTGCGGCGAGATGAAAGAAAAAGACCAGTTTGAGCGCGGACATGGTGGCAAACCTACAAATAGATGTAAAGCGTGCGCTACGTTTTATTACAGAAAGAATTACCGTAAAACTGAAAATGGAACGAAAATGCTACTTCGCGGACGCGTAAATTCCTTGCGAAGATTCTGCGAAGAGCGAGGGTTAGAACTCACAATATCCGTCAAGAAAGGAGACGAAGAATGGACTTAAATGGCGTAAAGGCGTTACCCACCGGTAACATTATTAATTTCCATAACCCCGGTGATTATAAATTCGATATAAGCGAAATCGCACAGCTACTTTCTAAAGTCATTCGCTTTAACGGGTTTGGTACGGACGTGGTGACACATAGCTTTTATGTAGCAGAAGTGCTACTTGATTTAACCGGCAACCCTCATATCGCTTTACTCGGTCTTTTACACGATGCGCACGAGGCTTACACCGGAGACATTTCGTCCCCAGTTAAACACATCTTGGGTAAGAAGTTAGAAGACCTAGAACGTATGGTGCAACGTGCTATCCTTTGGCAGCTAAATGCAAAACATGAAGATGGACTAGGCGCTGATCGTTTAATCAAGTTAGTTGACTTGCTCGCTATGCGTGAGGAAGTAACTGCCATGGTTACGGCAGGGAACTATAAATTAGACAACGAAGGTGTATGGGAAGAAGCACTCCGTCCGGTGGCGAATATTAACCTACTTGGTATCGTGAACTTCCCTTCTCGACGCATTGACGCAGCCGATTTTATTCGGTTCTATGATTACTTATGCGAGCAAGCGCGCAATAGCTCAATCGCTTACACAACCACTGAGCTATTAATCCTAGGCGAGATGTGTAAATTTAAAGTCACATCCAATGCGCTAATTAGTCAACTACTTTAAGGAGATAATACAATGAAAGAGGTACCAATCGAAGTTAAACCAATTTTTAGCGCCGATAACGAAGAGGAAGTAGTGAAAATGACATACATATTACGTCAACTACTACTTGTACGGAACGGAAATTATACTAAAGATGACCCTTTTTACCTTGCAATACAACGTGAGAGAATGGGCGAGATTAGCGAACTAGAAAGTAAATTAGACACCGCTATGATACAACTCCGTTTTGTTCCGCCTCCTCACTCCCCGGAATACGCCAATAATGTAGCTCCGTACCCTTATAACATTTCGTTCGAAATTTTAACTCGCTGTTACAGAGCCGGTGCTGAGATAAAGATCCATAATATCTATCGTGAAGATAATACCGTTTATGCGGAAGTTACAATCCTTAATTACCTAGAAGCGAAAAAGACCAATCCTGTGCCGTTAGAACAACTATGTGGCGAAGCAACATCTAACAAAGAACTTCGCGATGAAGATCAGGAAAAATGCACCTTTGTATCGAAAGAATCAATCGAGGGATTACGTGCGTCTGATACCAAGTTATTCGAGTTAAAGACCCAAGTAGGTGGCGATCATTATGCTAAATGCGCAATTCAACCTATTGACTACATTATGGCGAATGGACTTGATTATCTTCAAGGTAATGTCATTAAGTACGTAACTCGCTATAAAAACAAAAATGGCGTGGAAGACTTAGAGAAAGCCGCGCATTACTTGCGGATCATGATTGAACGGGAGAAAGCGAAAGATGCGTCTAACACTTAAAAGATATTGTTTTATTTCTGTGGTAAGTATGTTATTAGCGCTGTTATGTTATTTGCCGTCTGTTTACAAGGCTTACACAACGATATTAACCATGGCGCATTTTACCGCGCTTGAACTAATAGGCACGGGGTGCGTGACGGTTATTGCGACCACGTTGCTAGTAACATTTGTTATCGCAACACACCAACTTTTTATTAACCTCAAACATAGGAGAGAAAAATGAGTACCAAATACGGCTTGAACGAAACTTATCTACAAGAACAAATCAAAGAAACCAGCTACCAACGCTATGGCGACACAGGAACACTATGTGTCCTCACGCTAAAGAATGGTTATACCGTTATCGGAACAAGCGGATGTATTGACCCAACTATCTTCGCAGAAGACATCGGTGAGCGTATTGCGTTTGAAAATGCGTTCAACAAACTTTGGGAAATCTTAGGTTACGGCGAAAAACAACGCTGGTATGAAGAAGTGCAATTAAATTGGAAAGGGCGTGTTGAGCTTGAGTTCCGTCAACTAGACGACCGCCTAAGTAAACTACATGCCTTATTATTCCAAGCGGACGGCGTGTTCAATCCTCGCCCAGAGTTCATCGCCGAAGAACAATGGGAGCTTATGAAGTCGCAACATACCGCCATGAAAGCCTACAGCGATATTTTGCTTGCTCGCTTAAATAACGCCTAACAAAAAGGCCGGGGATTAACCAGGCCTTTTTCATTTCATCTTCTTGTTCAGCCAATCCTTGACCACTTTCCTCGTCATACTCGGTAGCATCTGCATAATGACTTCCAGCACCACCGCACCACTCGCACCACCTACGACCGATAGTAACCCACTCAGCCACCGGTTAAAGCTAGACCCGAAGTGGTAAGCCACGGCGACACCGATGAATACGCCTAATGCTACGTCAAGCGAACGAGGGCATAATGCCTTTTCTCGATCAAACTCCACACTCGCCTTAAACGCCCCTAATACCGCGCCTACAAGAATGACAATGTCGTCAACATAATTCGCCAATTCATTGATCATTTATCCCCTCACATCGTAATACATAAAGCACAGCGAGCATAAACCACACGCTTAACACCGTACTTACAACTAACTGTATATCGAGTGGGGGATATTCAGTCGCATAGCCATTCGCAATTATTACTTGGTGCAAAGACCCTAACAGTAATGCAAACGTCTTGAATATTTGGTGTGGTCGCCCATGTGTTACTAACCCCAAACAGGCGAATACCACCGCAAGCGCACACAACCAAATACCCATCGCAATTTGCGATTGAATGCTGGCTGGGATATTCACGGCCGCAACGTTGAACTCTTGAATGAGTAGCAACACGGCCCATAATACGCTCACTAACGTGTTTAAGATCTGCGCAGGGCGTGTATCTCTACCGTACATTAAAGACAAGATCGCACAAGCCATAGAATATCCATCTTGTTATGCGGTGAAGTTACGCGGTTCTGATAATAAATCAAACGCCGGAACTACAAAGTGGTAGTTAGGTTCTTCGCGATCTGCGCCGGCATACGACACGTGAACACGATACAAACCGGAAGGCATAGTCGGCAACGCAGAACCTTCAAATGCGAAGGTATAGTCATTGCCATTATACACCGCCACCGTATCGAGGTTGAATGCCTCCGCCACGGTGCCTTCACCTTCTACGAGACGTTCGAACCGAAGTTTTAAGTCGATACTTTCCCATGTCGCAAGGTGGCTATCTTCTACCGGTACGGTATGGATGACCGTACGCCCTAATGGTGAAGTTGGCATTTCTACGCCGTTGGCCGTAACATTTATTGTAGGGTAAGGTTGCAACGGAATAACGTAATTCACTGTTTGCGAAGTTAAGATCGGTTTATCCGGCTCGTATTCTGAAATCACTTTAGGCGAAGTAAATGTTATAGTGCGTTCGGCTTCGGATAACGCATTAAATGCTTTTACGCCTTTCACCGGCCCATTGGTGGATAAGCTAAACTCTTTAATCTCATGCAGCTGCATAGCTTCGGCAGAGATAGTGATTTTAGTTTCTTCCGGTGATGCCACGTCTTGTAGCTCCGAAGTAATATTGATCGTGTTTGGACGTGATTCGCCACGTTGTCTCAACTCCAATTTCTCAAGACGATAGATTTCGTTCGAAGGTGGAATCTTCACAAACGTATATAAGAAGTCTACGAAGTGGGTATCCGTATCTTCGGGGATATCGACTTCTTGTAGAACTAACGACGGCGGTGTTTTTGGTTGTTCATCCGGCCGTGGGCGTGGTGTAGATGGTCGCACGCCAAGAGTTGCGATGTCGAACTCATATCCACAGCAACCGTCAGGTTTGGCTTCAAGTGGATTGAATCCAATAAAGTTGTTTACGACAACACTCATATTTACTCCTATTTTGAGATTAAAGAAAAAGTGCCTCCTCGCGAAGGCACCGCTAAGTGAGGTTAGTTTGATTACTTGCGTGTCTTCTTTCACCGCATCACGACCGATTTCATCGATCACATCGCGAACGCCGAGGTAAACACCGTCAGATTTCTTCGAAAGTAAGTTACCTGCTTCTTGCGACAGGGAAAGCAACGCTGCCAATGAGGTCGTGGCTTCCTGCCGATTTTCACCATTGGCGTCAGTGATAATCGCTTTTAGCTCGCCAGTTTCCGAATCGTAACTTAACGAACTAACGTGAAGGTCAACACTGTTACTTACAGCGACAAGTTTATTGCCACGGATAACTATCGTAGTACCGTCCACGGCGACATTTAGTCTACCGTTATCAATTTCAAGACCTTCGCCCGTATCTTTATCGGTAATAACCTTATGTTAAATCATCGTTTATACTCCTTAATCTTCGACAATGACTTGAATGTATTTCGTGTTCACAGAGTCCGTAGATTTCGCATCTGCGGCGACTGTTACACGTCCTGCCGAAATCGCTGTCTTACCTTGCGAAGTCGCTACGTCAGCGTAATTGTCCGTAGATGTAAATTCTACGGTCGCAGCGGTACCGGCACGAACCGTGATGATAAGTTTATCGTCTGCGGAGGCAGGGCTAGATTTACTTATAACGGGTTGAATAACACGACTTCTGTCAACAGTAACGGACGCAGGTATAACCTGCACTCTCTCGAACAAATCGGAGCGAGGTTTATCCTCAGACTTGTAGGTAATAGTCTTTTTCGTCGTACACCCCGTCGCATTAGTTACGTTGATGGAGCGAGAGACTGTCGGTACGGTAGCAAGTACTTTATAAGTCTGCCATTTACAATTCGTACCGGTAGGGCGGCAACAAAAAGCAAAAATCGCAGTGTCGGCGGTGATCTCAAGTACACCGTTTGCGAAAGTGAAACCAGCGCTCCCTGTTTTCTCTGCATTAGCATCTGTTTTGACGGTTACGTTGTTATCATCCCCATATACCATCGCCCCATGCGATGTTGTCCCATTGCTTAGGATTAGACTGTAGAAGCCACTCGTACCGTTCGTCGCATAGCCAATAACGGTCGAAGCGCCATCCAACTTAATTCGAAGACCTTTAAGTGTGCGTCTCTCAGCAAACACATTCATCGCTTTGGTCTCTGGGAGGGTAACATACGTCGAACTACTTGAGACTAAAGGAACAGCTTGCACCAACACCGTATTGTGATCTAACTCCGTTGCTGTAATTAACGGACAATCTACACTCGGAACGTAGGTGTTGTCTCTCTTTGTTTGCGCAGAAAGAATTAACGTCGCAGTGTTGTTCTTACCGTCTAAGTCTAAACTGGTATTTGGGTTCACCGCAGCGGTGAATTGGAATGTACCTGCCTCGCTTGGTACGACTTTAAAGCGAACTGTGAACGTACCACCGCTCGCAAGACCTTTAATGTCATAAGACAGTTCACCGGTCTTGTCGAAAGAATCAACGTCTTGTTTAGCTTCGCGGATGTCTTGGATAGTATATCCGCCACCGTTAGGCTTGTTGATAACTAAGTTAGTTAGGTCGTTTTTACCTTCGCCGGTGTTGGTTACGGTTACGACTACATCGAAGCTATCATCCGTAAACGCCGTTACTTTGTTCGCGGTGATGCCGACCCCTACCTCTTGGAAGATAGACTCAAGCGCAGTCAAGCGAACACATTGGCCGTCTTGTTTTGCGAGAACTACCGTCCCTTTCTTCCACGCAGCTTCTGGTAATTGGTCGATAGCGTCGCAGTCTAAACCTGCACCACCACTATTAACCGCTTCGAGCTTATTATCGCTATTCACGCGGATTGTCGTTCCGTCAGCTAAGACATTTACTTTCTTCGCCACTGGGTCGATACCCAAGGCTTCACCTAAGTCGTCACCTGTAACGACTTCTTTTTCAATCGCCATATCTACTCCTTATGGTTGGATCGCACCAACTCTTACCCCACCGATACTATTTAACTGCTCAAACTTCGCGAGGGCATCTTCCAAAGTCTTAACGCGTGCTTCTAACTTCGCTAGATCCGCAGCCGTTACGACACCTTTAAGTGTAACAAGACCGGTAATAGGATCGACCGAGAAGTTATCCGAACTCAAGTTCATCGTAATTGGGTTCTTATCTGTACCATCACCCTTAATAGGTAGGTAAGTTTTTACGCCTGTACCATCACATGAAGGTACTTTCGTTCCTTTAGGTAGCGCACCACCTTTGCAATCCTGTAGACCGGGTTGGAGCTTACCTTCTTCAATGAGTTTATTGATATAGTTTTCGACCTGGTCTTTCGTCATATAGACCGTATCGCCACATCCTCTGCAAGCCATGGTTGCCCCCTATTTTTGCTTAATAGCGCGAACGATTACACCAAGCGCAGAGACAAAGTAAGGTTTCCATGCTTCCGGTAACAAGCTCGCGATTGACTGTACATTATCAGAGAGTACAGGAGTTACCGCCACAGCAGACAATACCCACGTACTCCATGATTTTGCGTAGTCTTTAAAGTTGAAAAATTGCATAGCGCAATCTCCTATTCGTAGAACGGCACTTTTTTGCCGTTGATTAACATAAAGCCGGTCGGCTCACCTAAAACCGCACCTACGCCCCCCATGACTGGCGGTAAAACTTCCACATTCACCGTTGGGGGTGGTGTTGTGGCGTCCCCGTAGGTACTATCTACCCCGTTCTCACAACAATTTGTTTGGCAGTCGAACGCTGCGAACAATTCATCGCTAGGAGTAAAAGTTACACAACTTCCGAGAGGGAACCGGCGAGGTTTAGTACCACTCAAACCACGCGTAATCGCGATGTTACCTTGGAAGTTTAAGACTTTAACGACTTCATAGCCGGTCGTGTCTTGGATCAATAATGTCGTCCAATCGTTAGGTGATAGACGATTTAGAATTTCGTTTGGGTTAGAGAGCGGAATAGACTTATCATCCGCCTCCAAGATCGCCGTTAAGTTACCCACATAACCCGGCATTGTCTTTGCGACCATGTTTAGCCTCCGCAACAAGAATCATGTTCAGGGATGATGACATCTGCGACTTGTAGTTTATCGCGCTTGTCGATTTGGAACTTGTACACCTCGCACCCTCTCGCTTTAACTGTAGCCACATAGCGACCATTGCAAAGCTCAGAGAATTGGTTATCTATGATAAAACGTACGTTCCCTTCCTCGTCGTAATCGAACATATCATACACTAAAGTTAGTGGTGGTTCACGTTTTATCTCTACCCGTCTAAACTCACCGCACGGGGTATAACCATAGCAATACTCCGGTGGTTTCTCACACCGTAGCGGTGTGATGTGTAACGCTAAGGTGTCATAGCACAAGTGCGCCCCACTTCTTCGGAGGCGCAACTTTATTTCATTGGTACGACTGTCAGCTCGGTAAATCATTCGATACCCTCTATCTCTCTAATGGACTTGATAAATGTTACGTTGTCATTAAACCGTTTTTCTTGCGATGCTTTCGTATTTGAGAGCGCATGGCGGTATTTCGTAATGGACTTAAGCAACTTCATCTCTTTGTCGTCTAACTCATACCCGTTTTTCTTCAACCATGTAGGCGTTGGGTCGGTGTTATCCTTACCCTTCGCTTTGATTGCGATAGCGGTTAAGTCGCTGTAACGGTCATTCATGTAAGTCTGCGACATCGCATAGGCGATTTTATCCCAACCACGCTCTTTACGATAGAAGGAACTTACACCTAGCATGGCCTCCCAAATAGACTGCTTAGGTTCATCTTCAACCACGGCGGTTAGTACTTTTTGGAATACCCCTTTAGTCCAACCTGTAACGAGTACTTTCGTTTCTTCCGGTGTTAGGTTGGCTCTAATCCCCATCAGATCGGCATCGTAAAGTGCAGTCGATATGCGTCCCCATGCTGGATCGGTTGACTTCTTACCGGTATCAGGCTTGTAGTCCTTAAAGCTCGCGAGTTGTGAGTTAAGGCGGTTGCCGAAGTTATCCAACCCCATCGCTGCCAAAGTAGGATCTTTGAACGGTTCAGGTACGAGAGGGAATAACAACAACGCAGCTTTTTGGAAAGGCGTACTACCATGGGCCACCGGAATAGACACCGGCACGGCGTTATCCGATAAGCTATCAATAATAAAGTCTTTCGCTTGGCTCGCAGACCATGCTCCTGTCATTACTTGTACGGCAGATACACCTAGTGCATTTTCTACGTTACCGGCACCATATTCCACTGGGAAACGAATAGCACCGTAGCCACTCTCAGAACATCCGACCACAATCGGTACCTCACGGAGTAATTGGTATGGGTTCATTCCGGAAATTGGGTTGCCTAACTGTTTTCCGTTATCGTCGCAAGCGTAGTCTGCAATCGCTCTCGCAAGTAAATTAAGTGATACAGCGATTGCCACGTTGTTCACCATACGGGCCGTACCTTTAGGCGACCACTTGTAGCCCGGTAAAATACCCAAGAAGTTATCGTCAGGGTTATTCGTTTGCTCAAGATAAGCGTGTTGGAAGGCTTTCGCACCTTGCGCAATAGCATTACCAAACATGGTGTAGTTACGGATATAACCCATTAACTTACTGGCACCGCGTTTGTTGAAGTTCATGAAGTGCAAGTTGGCTTCAATCGCCTTTTGTTGATCCATGCCAAACGTTCCGGTAAGCAAGTCGTACATCATTAGCGATGATACTAACTCTTGCGACATTGTCATCGTGGACGCTGTATCGAGAATCGCCTTCGCCCCATCAACTAGGCGTGTAAATTTCTTGCCGGCAGCAAAGCGTAATTTTAAATCCGTACTGGTGTTGATCAAGTCTTCAATCCGCGAAGAAAAACCGCCGGACTTGTACATCAGTTCGAGTTTGTCTAATTCTGCTTGTACGGCGTTACGCTTAGCCGGCACTAAGCCACTGAGTAACGTTGCCGCTTTCTCTGCGTATGATCCATTGTCAACTAAGCGTTGCGCAAAGAGTAACGCTGCCTTCTCTCTTGCGAACATTTTTAGTGGACTCATGAGCGTCTCTTGTACTTTGTTCTTAATCAAGAATGCTTGGAGCTTAGTCGCTTTCGCATACGTATCTAATGCCCCGTTCGATTGGAACCACTTCTGCCCCTGTGGCGACATCGCTTTTACAAACGGACTAGTCTCTGTAAAGGCCATTAACTGATTGAGTTTCTCGTTGTAACCTTTGTAGGCGTTGATAACGCTAAACCCAAACGTCGAGGTAAGACCAGCAGATGACAATCGTGTTAAGGAAGACACAAGTGCCGGAATCGCTCTTAACACGAGGTTATCTGATTGTGTAAAGCGAGCAATGTTTTCCCCGAACAATGCCCGATTAGCTTCTTCATTTGCGAACGAGACCTTAACAACCTCTCTGTCGAGTTGCCCTTTGTTGTTCACTGTGCGCACAACGAGAATACCGTTTTGTTTACTGTATTCAGGCGTATTACGCTTATAAACTTTCACGATGTCCGGATGCGTTTTACTCATGTCGAGCATAACTTCCCCGACGTGCTTAGCAGCATACTGTTTAGACATTAACTCAATATGCCACGTCAAGTTTTCACTCGCAGTACCACCGTTAAACGCCCGACCGTTTTGACGACTTGAGTATTCTGCTGCCTCTTGGCGAGAGACAATCTGGTCGATATTGTTCGCGTTCGTTACATCGTAAACATCGTCAATAGCGTTACCTTTACTGTCTTTCGCATTAATGTTATACACGTTGCGAACTTTACCCATGGTACCGGTTTCCCATTCTTCACTGGTAGCCTGCCCCATGATTTCTTCACCAATTAAGTCCACCGCTTTTTGATAGATTTCTTGGCTAAGGCGAACGTATTGCTCAGCGATAGGCATAATGCGACCTTTTACCGTGGCCTTCACCTCGCTAGTTTTGTAGCGGTAGTGCGTAACCATTTCGATTTTTGGATCGCCGGTATTCTCGTCAGTGCCTAAGTAACGGCGCACCGTGTATGGCTCTTTGGTTAGCGATGATACGTCCTCGTCGATGAACCCTTGGTCTTTAAGTTGTTTTAATTTGGCCTCTGCCTCTGCCGTGGTAAAGCCATCATGACCTCGCCAGTTCTTACGGCTTGTATCGTTCTCGCTCGCCGGCACCAAGATTTGGTCGTCTGACTTGTCGAACATATCTTGGATCTTAACCATTTTCTCTAATTCTTCCGTATAGCGTTTATACTTAGCGACGATATAAGACGGTACGTCTAAGTTCATGATACGGTTGTTTTCCAAGTATTCCTCGTACTCACGCTTTTTATCCAGTAAACCCGGAACATGGCGAATGAATTTGCCATTTTGATCGTAGATGTCATCACCGAAGATAGTACGGTCAATGTTACGGCGTATCTTTTCGTTACCGCCAGTAATAGCACGTAATGAAGACGTTGTGTCTTGGATTAGGTGGTCTATCTGTTTACGGTTCTTACGTTTCGGGAATAGGTCTTTATTCTCCGTTACGAAGTCAAGCATACTACGCTCGAACTCTTTCGCTTTCTTACTGTATTTTCTCGCTACCTGTTGCGCACGGTTCGAGAACGTAGCAACCGCATTAGATAATCTACCACCATTACCTTCCGGATCGAGGTCGATAATAATCTGCATGGAGTCTTGCACCCACGTCCACCAACGTGATAAAGCGTTTTGACCTGCGGTCGTAGCCTTAGCAGAACGAGAACCATCACGGGAAGGAATGGAACCAGTACGGCTAATATCACCGCCGACAATTACATCGCGGAAGTCTTTCGCTTTCTCGACTAACTTATCAGCGATTGAAAATGACACCGCTCCGGCCAAAGCGGAATCCGGTGAGTGCATAAACTCTAACTCAGCCTTAGCTAACTCACGCATTTCTTTACTTGGGACGATCGCCTGTTTAGCTTCATCTAACAAAGTCCGCACTTGTTTATGCGTGAAGGTCGGCTTGCCTAAAACTTTGCGTACAATATTTGCCATCGCAGAAAGTGCTTTCTCTACGAAAGATTTAGTCTCGCCACGTAGCTCTCTAGGTACAGAAATGCCGTAGCGTTGTTCAAGCGAAGCGACGTTATTGGATTCTAACGCAGCACCTAGTTCAGCAAGTGCTTCTTCGACGGCTTTCTCTTGCGTAATCTCCGTTAACTCATTATCCGCACGGTCGTTTCTGATAGCGTTGGCTAGTGAATTAATGAAAGCGTTATTGCTCACATCACTTAAAACTTTACCCAATTTTTCGCCATGTTTTACATCAAGGCCTTGGTGAAAGAGTTCATGCCATGCCACCCATGTAGCGCGTTCTTCTGCGGAAAGAGTTTTATCGGCACGGATATTATCAGCGACAATGTAAACCTGTTGGCTATCGGCATCGTAGAAACCTTCCACGCCAGCGTTGCGCAACGTATTAAATGCGCCTTCATTGTCGAAGTCTTCTTTAGTTACGAACCGAATATTTTTACTTAAATCACCTAACGCCTTTTCCAAGGTGGAAGACAATTTATCCACAGAAATACCCTTAGCCTTAACGTCTTTCGCAGCCTTACTCCACTTCAACGCAGAACGCTTAAACTGCGTACGCTTACTGGTGTCTTTAGTAGGCTGTGTTGCTTTACCGTCTTCTTGCGTAAGGACATACACCATCGCACCATCTAACTTATCCACCGCCTTATTGTAAAATGCAGTAGGAATGTTAATGCAACCATGCGATAAGAAATTGTCGCTTGCTGTCGCAGAATCTATCGCAGCTTTTCGTTCAGGTAAATTCACAACACGATGCATAGCGATAACTCGTCCGTCCGAACTACGCGCTTTCTTACCCGTTTCTTTGTCGGTCAAGTCTAATACGCTATCTCCAAACACACGTCGATCTGTTGCGGTAAGTTGCTTCGTATCCACTTTGTGAAGTTGGAATCTACCGCTTGGCGTATTACCGAACGCATTTGAATCACCTTTGTTCTTACCAAAGATTGCGTTTTGTGAATCAAGTACTTTACCTTCTGTGCTAACGACTAAAATCTTACCGTTCTCTTTATCCGCAACCACGAACGATTTACCGCCGTGGTCTTTGTTGGCCACAACCCAATTAATAGTATCGCTGGCTTTTTGCGAGGCACCTTCGATTTTCTGCGACTGGGTAAATGTACCATATCCTGTATGCGCATGAGCGTCTTGTGGGATTGTCATTGACCCAACGGCGACCACGGCAATAACGGACGCCAAGACTTTATTCAGGTAGTCTAAGAATTTACGGAGTAAAGATTGTGGATCTACACTCTCACGTACTTCCCGATCCGTCGCCATACCAGCAAGGTCTTGGTTAGTAGCACGCTCTTGCCCTAAGACTTTCGCAGCCTCCTCACGGATTTCTTTAGCTTTGCCACGGAACTGATTGCGACGAAGTGAATTTTTAACCGCCTCTTCTTGCGTATTCACTTTATCCGTTTCAACGGCTTGCGCATGAGCGAGAGTTTCAGTAGCTACCGCTTGATAAGATTCGTCCTCTACTAACTGATCGAAGAACTCCTCCGTAGTGGTGTACACCGGATTGCCATTAAAGTCGAAGCCCAGTAAGCCGTCTTTCGACCCCTTGAAATCTTTATGCGTAGGGTTGTTCTTGTGGAACTTAATATACCCACGTTTCGCTGCTTCAAAACTAGAATCTCTCGCTTGTGGCGTAGCACGGAAGAATGCCTGTCTAATGTCATCTTCACGATCAGGGTGCTGTTTAAGCAAGCGATGTGCGACTGCTTGATTTTGACGTAGGTCAACATTTTTGAACTCTTTTGCGAATTCGTTAGTGGTATTGATCTGCTCTTTCTCAGTAGCTACCGCCTCGTTAATCGCAGCCTCTTTCGCATTACTTTTCTTCACCGTTTCTTCATACGGCTTAGAAATGGCTTCTTTAAATTCTTTGTGTGTTTGTTCTCTACGCTCAGCTCGTTTTTCATCTTCGATATGCGAATAACGCTCAAACTCGCTGTCATCTAACTTGTCCACGAGTTTATGGATTGCGCTTCTTACTTGTAAGTCACGAGTTAAACCTCTCTCCCGTGCCTCGTCTCTGATAGCTGATATATGATCCGCAGTGGGTGTTCCTTTGAGTTGTTTAATTTTATTTAATAACTCAGCTTTCGCAGGATCGACTTCGTCTTTTTTAGAGTTATCAGTTTTATGTTCCTCACCTTGTGGGGATGAAGCATGGGCTGGCTTACGTTTCTGACTAACACCTGTTCTTGCGTCTAACTCTTCGTCGCCGGTTAATATTCCCCCCATCTGCGCTAAAGTAGCTTCGGGTACAGGTTTGCGTACAGGACGTGCGAGAGGTACTTTGTCTTTTATGTCTGCATAGCTTTTAGCCGTGTCGCTAGTTCTAACAGATCTATTTTTAGCCGGCACTTCTACCCAATGCGAGACGATGTCAGGCGAGAGCATAAGAGTGTCAGCTAGGGTACCATCTTGCATATTCTCCACGTTATGGCGACTGCCTTTACCACCATATCCACCCATATCCGTATAACTCTTAACCATAACCGCATTATATGGCACACCGTTTTCATCTGTTACACCATTCGCGATAACATACCCTAATAAGGCATCAGTCGCACGTTTAGAGCGAGCGGTTAAGTCAGCTTTAGCGTCAGGGCCATAGAGAAGATCATTCACCTTTTTCTTAACTTCTTCCGGTATTGCAACGCGAGGGAGAGCGTCCCAGTTCAGGTTTTTACCATCAATGACTAGTGGGTTAAGCGTTACACCCTCTTTCAACACTGGTCTAACAAACGTCCCATCACCATACATATCGTTAATCGTTTGCGAGTTTGAGAGGAACACACCGCGTAGGTTTAGACTACCATCGAATAATTGACCTTTACGTACGGCTGAGATGAAGTCTCCATCTCGTAATTGATCCGCGATAGATTTCAGTAAGCGTTTATAGTAAGGAGTAGGGGTCTCACGTTTTACAGGTGTAGTTAAGGCTTTCGCTTCTTCCGATGTATGCGCCGTTGCTGCTACTGCTTCTGTCGCGTTATACAACTCAGTTTTTACGTCGTCAGGAAGATCTACCCACGTCGCTCTATCTTTTGCTTGTGGATATTGCTCTTGAATTTCGTCGATGCGCTTACGTAGCGCGTTTACTCCGCCATGGCGAGCTACATACGCACGTTTGCTATCTAGTGTTTCTCCCACGCTATCGCTTTGCGCGCGTTGCTGTACTCCGCCGTCTGCGCTTTCTTCGACAACAGTTTGCGCTGGTTCTCCACCTTGTTGGCCTCCGTCTTGCCCCAATTCTCCACGTTCTCCTCGTGCTGGGTCTGTTTCTCCGGTGCGTCCGTCAGTCCCAGTTGTATCGCTCGCTGACGCGTTATCGTGCGGTTGTTCAATAGGATCCGCAGAAGCCCCCGTGTCGGACTGGCTATGTCCTTCGGCAACGGTTTCGGTTTGAGCTGGCGGAACTGATTCACTAACTTGAGAACTGCGTTCTTCTCCGCTTCCGTTAGGCTCAGTAGATCCTTGTTCGACAGGTTGCCCGTTAGCATTTGCCGTGCCATCTCGATTATCTGTTCGATTTTCATTAAAATCTCCTCGCTCCCACGCGTTGAGAGCCTCAATAAAATAGTTATTGCCGTCTTTATCAGAGAATTTATCTTCTATCTCTTGAATGCGGTTACGTTCTACGTCGGTCAATTCTTCGTTGTTTTTGTTAGCTAACGCGTTCCATTCAGTGAATAGCGCATCTTTATCGTCAACGGGTAATTGACCAGCTGGAGTAACATCATTCCAGTCGTTACGAGTTTCACGCTTTAGCTTATAGGACTTGATTTCTTCAGCGAAGGCTTTTTGTCCTTCGCTCGTTGTCATATCATGTCCTTTCTCACTCCCTAATTTCTTAAGTTTAGCCTCTACAGCATCGTCAGGATTAGCTTCATCTTGTACGTCTGTGAGTTGAGCTGCTTCTTCGAGTTTAGTATCGGTAGCTTTTGTCGTATCGAGAGCGTCTTTTTTACTTTCTACATACTCTCTCGCTTTTTCTCCTACTTTCTTCGTAGAGTGTCCTACACCTTGCACCACGTTTTCTACAGAAAGCGCGCCGAGAATAAAGGATTGGGTTAATCCGTCGTTCCACTTCTTACCGTTACGTACGTTCTCAATAGCCGTGGACGCGACTTCTTGTAAACCTTCATCGCTTACTTTAAGCCCTACACCACCGGCTACCAGTCCTGCTTTAGCCAACTTAGTTTTTAGACTAGACGCAAGTTCTACCGCGGAGCTTTTCGCAAGTACCTTAGCTCCGATAGACCCAATCGCTCCACCCATGAGTGTTTCCGCCATAGTCATAAGCGCACCAGTCTTCATACCCTTAACGGACGCCTCATTTATAACACCTCGTTTAGCGAGTTCTTCTGCGAAGTTAATGTACTCTTGCGCTGACATTTGCGACGGGTCAGCGTCCTGTCCGTATAGCTTTTTATACTCCGTAGAGATAGCACCATTAACCGCCGATAACTCTTGGTCGGTAATGTTGCCACTGTTCATAATCGCTAAACCTAATGCTGGATGTACAAACCACGCTGCTGTACCGGCTATGGTTGTTACGCTGTTACGAACCGTGGATCCAAACGCCGTACCGAAAAGATTCTTTACGCCTTCCACCGACGTAAGTTCACTAAGCGGGTCTTCATTAAAGGCTTGATTACGTTCATCGCGACTAGCGATACTAGATTTAGCCTGCTCATAGTATTGCGCAGCTTGTTGGTTAGACATCGTAATCTTTCTACCATCAGGTAAAGTAACTTCTTCTCCGGCTTTATCCGTCATCGCAATAGTTTCAGCAGATCGATAGTTCGATAACTTCTCTAATAACTCTTTACCAAACTCTTGTTGTTCTTTTGTGTAGTCACTAACTCCAGTGCTTATACCACCCCAAGCGTCTTCGTTTGAGTCATTCGCGATCCGCGCATTACCAGCTTTTACAAGGGCATCTACACCACCTAACCGTTTGGCTTTTTCTAACAATTCAGGATCGTATTTAGCGAGTAAATCTTCGTTCGAGTTTTTAACTTGATTTAAGGCTGCGTTACTCAACCGTTCCACCTGTGCTTCAATCGCCGGAAAGTTAAATGTAATAGATTCTTTCGCTTGGTTAAGCCATGTATTTTCTTTAAGCGTCATCGGCAGACCTTCGATTTCTTCGATCTGCTTAGTTAGTGATTCTTTCTTCTCACCATCAGGTAAGTTATCGCGATACTTTTTAAGACTACCTAACCATTGTTGTTGCACTTCACGTACTTCCCATGACTTCAATCCGTCTTGGCGAATGCGTTCGTTTAACTGCACGTAGTTTAATGCGTTACGACCGATTGTAGGCTCGATGCCATATCGCTTGTTAGTATCTGCGATGAAGGTGGGTTTAGATTTCTCAAATTCTTCAATCTGCTCTGTTACTGATTTCTCAGGTGGCGCGTCAACCGGTGCTACATTCGTTTGCGAATTTTCAATGGGTGGTAATACAGAACTACCGCTAGGCTGTTCAGGCGTAGCGGTAGGAGTGGAGAAATCGACTTTGCCGAAGTCGAATTTATTTAAATTTAGTGCCATGATTAACTTCCTCTAATCATTCTTCTTAATGGCTCGTCGAGTTCAGTTGGGTACTGGGCTCGTTTATTTTGCTCGAAGTTAATGTCAAAGTTGTGAGGTTTTACTAACGTCCCTAACTGCGCCAGTCTATCTTTTTGTTCGGGCGAATAGTTTGGATTATTCGCCACATTAATAAGGTAGTCCTGCTCTTGTGCGCTCTCAGGGATAATCTGCTCACCAGTCGAGAGCTGTGCTACCGCTTCCGGAATAAACCCCAAACTTTTACGGCTAACGTCAGCAAGCTGTGTAACACGTTCGCTGTCTTCGCTACTTCCTCGATCTTCGCTACGCTCTCCATTACCGGTGGTGTTTGCGAAGTTGACGTCTTGCTCACCACCGGTGTCGTTTTTGGGTTTTGGTATTCTTCCACTGTGGCATATTGATTACCTTCCTCCGATGCATCACCTAGGTGGCGTTGGATAGAGCTATTCACGAATTCAGTGCTGCGTGTTTTTTGAGAGTAGGGTGAACCAGGCAAGCTCGCCCATGTTCTGTTAGACTTCGCCACGGCCTTGTTAAAATCGCCGGATAAAATCTCTTTAAGCGCACCATTTTGCGAAAGCAACGATACGGCTGCTAAGTCTTGTGATTCCGGTGAGAAATCCTTAAGTCCTAACTTCTTAGCCTCGTCTTTCCATGTGCGCTCAAGGAACTGATATGCGCCGGTGGCGGTGGAGCTATTATTCTTCCCGTCAGTTTGCTTGAAACCCCATTTGTGGAAGGTAGGTTTATCCAATGACTCAAGCTGGTTCTTGTGGCTACCGCCATATACACGGTACGGGTCAGCTCCTTTGGAAGTACCTTCCGCATCACGAATCATCGCCAAGAAGGCTTGTACCCGTGGGTCGTCCAAGTGTTTTTCTAATTCAGCTCTTGTAGCCATATTCTATCTCCCTAGTGGATTTTCATTCTGATTTGTGGTTGTGTTTGGATCTGAAAGACCTGCTTCCTGTAAGATCTGTTCACGCGTATAGCCAACCGGGAACTCCCATTTTTCGCCATTTGCGAAATACAATGTGCGCCCAATTAGCCCCACGTTCTCGTTAATATTTTCGCCATTACCTTTGTTGATAAACTGTTGTAAGTTCTCACTATCACCGAGCTTAAAGCTATTTACCTTGTAGGATTCCTGCTTATTCGTTGCTTTAGACTGACCTTTAGATCCTGTAGCTCCAACGGAATAAGCCTCCATGTCAGTTCGCGCTTTTAGCATGGCTTCTTGCGCAGCCGTTAAGCCGGCTTTAGCATCATCGACTTGTGATTGCGCCTGCTGGATAATGCTTTGTTTATACGCGTCCAAACTTTCACGGTATTTCTGCGCATTCGCCGGTAACTTGGCTTCCGCAATAATTTCTTCCGGTGGACGTTTATCACCGGC